GTGTTATCATTTTAGAGCATGATGCTTATGTAACTAATCCTATCAAGATGGAACAACTTGTTGAGGATATAGAAGAGAAGGATATTTGGATACCAGGAATGGCTATGGAATGTTGTTCTCTATCTCCAAGGTTCGCAAAGTATTGTATGAAGAAATGGATGACCGTTAAAGAAATGATAGATGCTGGACCTATGGCAGAATTGTGGACAGCACTAGAAGAGTGGGATGTTGTTCTCAGACGAAAGGACGAAAAGTTGGAAAAGGAAATACTTATCGAAATGGGCGTTGAGAAAAGACGTAGAGTTTTATGGCCTACACTTCATAGTCAATTAATGTTAGGAATGGGTAACAATTTGAAGATGGTACTTAAAGGTAATGTCGGATTGCAAAAGGCACCTGTAACCCAATGTTATTATCCTGGACACAATACACTGCAGCATCACGAGACTATCGGAAACGCTCAGTATCATCAAGGCACTATGCGACAATTTCATATACTGGAGAAACTCTATGAACCAAAAGACTAAACAAGAAAAGATTGACAGGCTAGCGAAAGCAAGGGAAGAAAGATATAAAAAGAATCCACCTGCATATAAACAATACAATGCAACCGTCGTAGCCAAACCAGATGACGACGAGTTTAGTTTAAAGAGTGTTCGTGCTTGGATCAAAGAAGCTAAAGAAATGAAAAAAGTAGAACATAGCAATCATCTACATGGTGTTGCTGGAGCTTTAGCTAGAAGAGTGACCTGGGAAAGTTATATTGGTCAAATGGAAAGTTATTTAAGAACAGGAACCTGGGGCAGTAAATTTGCTGGACCAAGAATGGAAAAAAGAGTTAAGGTAATGTGTCTAGCAATGGCTTATTATCCTAACGGCAAACCTAAACGTGAAATGGGTGTCTGGTATCCTGATGTAAGAGACGAGTGGACACCGGAGTTAGAAAACGAAGAGCGTGTTGCGTATGGAATGAAAGAGCTAACTTATACAGACAGTGGATCCATCTTAGTTGAGGGTAGTACAAGAAGAAAGAAAAAGACTACCACTACTAAGAAAAAAAGAAAGCCAATGACAGCGGCTCAGAAAAAAGCATTTGTTGCAAGGATGAAAAAAGCTCGTGAAGCCAAAATGGGTTGAGCAAGATCCTGCTTTAATTAATGGTGACGTCTGTATCAGATGTGGCCATTGCTGTAAAGCAACATTACAAGTTCATCAGCCATTTACAATAGATGAAGACCATAAGAGACAGAAGACAAATTACATTGCAACTGTGTTTGCTGATACGCCTGGTATCAAAATACTTGATGTTACAAATAGCTTGTCGGGTAAAACAAGAGTCAGTATTCAAAAGACCTGTGCCAAGCTAACGACCAATGATCAAGGACATAAGTTATGTTCAATCTATAAAAACAGACCAGCTGTATGCAGTGCTTTCAATTGTATTCAAACAGCTAATCATAGTAATCAAGCCCCTCAAAATTGGGAAAGAATAAAAGAATTAATTGATCAGTACCCTACCGAAGGAGTCGAATTATTAACATAAATAATAGTATGGGTAAAGTAATACAGTTCCCGAAAAAGTTTAATTCCAAGAGCGTTCCGATTAGCGAGGAGGAAAGGCTGGCCAATATAAAACGGTACCAAGCTGAGCTTTCTCTTAATACATCCATTGAGCTTACATATCAATTATTCGAAGAGATCGAATCAAGAGGTATCAAGTTGAGAGACAAAGAGCTAGATCAAGATTTATTAATGGTATGTGAGTCATTAAAGTCGGCACTGCTTAAGGCTTGTGGTCACGATCACCCACTTCAAGCGATCGTAAAAGAAGTAGTTAATAAAAATGAAAGCGAGATATTTGCTACAACGTGGGAAAATTTATATAAAGATTAACAGTTGACCTTATATCCTCAATCGGGTATAATGGAAGTTTTAAAATGAGAATATTATGATATTAGTTGATTTAAACCAGGTTATGATTAGTAATCTGATGGGACAGCTATATTCGTCCAAGACGAATGAAGTAGACGAAGACTTATTAAGACATATGGTCCTTAATGGTATTCGTTCGTATCGAAATAAATTCTCTGAAGAGTATGGAGAGTTAGTCATCTGCTGTGATGATACTAACAACTGGAGGAAAGATTCCTTTCCTTATTACAAAGCACATAGAAAAACAAATAGAGACGAGTCTGATTTAGATTGGCCAAATATCTTTAACTGTTTAAATAATATCAGGGACGAACTAAAAGAGTTCTTTCCATATAAACATATAAGAGTTAATAGATGTGAGGCAGATGATATCATAGGTACTATTTGTCATACAGAAGGCGTTGCATTAGGTGACGGCAAAGAAAAGATTTTAGTTCTAAGTGGAGATAAAGACTTTATACAATTGCAAATATATGCAAACGTATCTCAGTATGATCCAGTTAGAAAGAGAATGATAAAGCATAAAGATCCAGCACAATATCTTTTAGAGCATATTGCTAAAGGAGATAGAGGTGATGGTATTCCAAATGCTTTGTCAGCTGATGATACTTTTGTAAGTGGCGGCCGTCAAAAGCCAATGCGAGCAAAAAGATTGGAAGAAATAATGGAGGCAGTAGGAAATACAGATTACAGTCTCCATGAATGGGCAGCTGAGTATCAAAGAAATGAGATACTAGTTGATTTAATTAACACACCTGACGAGCTACAAGAACAAATATTAGAACAGTTCGAAGTAGATCCAGGTGGCCGAGATGGATTGTTTAATTACTTTGTTAAAAAGAGATTAAATAATCTTATCGAAAACATAAGTGAGTTTTAAAAAATGGCACTACAAAATCCAAATGCATTAAATGCAAAGAAGGATGGACTGGGCGAAATTATCCAAGTGGTAAAAGAAGCTAAGTCTGTTAACGAAAAAATAAAAATCCTTCAAGCTAATGATAGTAGAGAACTTAGAGGTATCTTTGAGTTGGCATACGACAATAGATTGAAGTGGGCACTTCCAGAGGGTACACCTCCTTACAAGCCTCTTGATAAATCCTTTGACAACCAAGGGATGTTACACACAGAGATGAGAAGGATGTATATTTTCTTAGAAGGTAAAGCTAATATGACTCAGGCTAAAAGAGAACAGTCTTTTGTTCAATTGTTAGAGCAATTGGATCCTGATGATGCAGCTTTAGTTGTACAAGCTAAAGACAGAAAGATTTTGGGTTGCAGTAAGTCTACAGTGAAGAAAGCATTTCATGCTGACTTCTTTTTAGATGATCCTCAAAACCAAGATACTAAGTAATGCCACTATACGATTTCGAAGACACTGAGACAGGTGAAGTATTTGAGCTTCAGCTAAAGATATCAGAGAGGGAAGAGTTCTTAAAAGCTAATCCTAATTTGAAACAAAAACTTAGTGCACCTAGAATCGTAAGTGGTGTTGATGGTCTACGTAAAGTTGATGATGGCTTCAATGAAGTCCTTCAAAAGATAGGGGAACAGAATCCTCAATCTAACTTTGGTAGAGAAGTCAACTCAGCCAAGTCCGGCAAACAAGGACAAGTTAATAAAGCAGTGGACAAATGGAAGAAAGAAGCTGCGAAAGATAAAAAAGTATACACTTCCGAAGGAATCGATTAATGAAATGTACAAGAGATAATATTTTAGTTGCTGAAATGAATCAAAAGACTAAAAAAGAGAAGACTACTGAAGGTGGTATTATTCTATCTGCAGATGCAGATGATAGTAAACCAGGATCAGCACCAGCAATGGTAATTAATGTTGGACCAGATGTAAGTTATATCAAACCTAATGATATAGTTTTTGTTGATTGGTCTAAAGGACTAATCGTTGATGTAGAAGATGACTTGCAAGGAGTTATTCTTCCATTAGACGCAGTTAAGGCAGTAAAGTCCTAGATATGTTTAATTTAATGCTCTCAGACCTTCAGAAACTTCCTAGAAGGAACGTTAATGGCAAGAGACTATATGAGACACCAGATGGTTCTTTCTATCCTTCTGTGACGACTATAACCGGTCAAATGACGAAGAAGGCAATTACCGAATGGAGAGCCCGGGTAGGTGAAAAAGAAGCCAATAGAGTATCTAAGGCTGCCTCATCAAGAGGAACATCTATTCATAAACTCTGTGAGCAATATGTTTTAAATGAGATGGATGATGTTAAGGTCATGCCATCTAACAAAGAGATGTTTGATGCAATGTCAAATCATCTAAGAGACCATGTAGATAATATTCATGGAGTAGAGAGTTTTCTTTATTCTGATTTTCTAAGAACAGCTGGACAGGTTGACTGTATTGCTGAATATGATAATGTATTATCAGTTATAGACTTTAAGACTTCTAAGAAGAAGAAGCCTGAAGCATGGATCCAAAACTATTTC